ATTGTAGACTTCATGAGGGTCATTAATAACATGCCATCCTTTGAAACCATTGAGTTCCAAGCAGAGGATATCTGTAGAAGTGGATTGGTCAAAGAATACATCATTGCAAAACTTGAATTGGGTCTTTAATGTTTACACATCAGGATGTTCCTTTCGTTCCTATTGAACGAGAGAGTATTGACGGAGTTCGTTACTATAAAGTATTTGGAACTGAGGAACTTGTACGGATGCCATCTATCACATCAGTGATTGGTTGGAGAAACAAAGACAAGTTTAAGGCATGGAGAAAGAAGGTTGGTGAACAAGAAGCCAACAATGTTACTCGTAGGGCTACCCATCGTGGTACTGATGCTCATACATTGATTGAAGAGTATCTGAATAACTCAGATACTTTTTCTGATGTTCTTCCCTTGTCTCAGTACCTATTCAAACAGGCTAAACCTGACTTGGATAAGATTGATAATATTCTCTGTCAGGAGACTGCACTGTATAGTACTGAACTAGGTATCGCTGGTTCTGTTGACTGTATTGCAGAACATACTGGAGAAAATGGTGAACCTGAACTGTCCATCATTGACTTCAAGACATCAGCTAAACCCAAACCTCGTGCGTGGATTGAAGATTACTTCGTTCAGTGTGCAGCATATGCTTGTATGTTGTATGAGATGAAGGGTATAATGGTTAAGAAATTTGTCATTATTATGACATGTGAAAATGGTGAGGTAGAGGTTTACGAAGAATATGACAAGCGCAAGTACATCAACCTTCTCTCAGAATATATTAGAGAGTTTGTTGAATCAAAACTTAGAGAATATGCCTAAGAAGAAGGAAGAAAGTATCAACGAACTTTTTGAAAGTAAGTTCTATTGTGCCCGAACATTCACTGAAGAGATTGAGAGAATTGTTAAGGAAGGTGGAGGAATGAAGTATGTTGATGCTATCGTATTCTTCTGTGAGAAAAACAATGTAGAGGTTGAATCAGTTCCTAAGTTGGTATCCAAACCACTCAAGGAGAAACTCAAATGTGAAGCAATGGAACTCAACTTATTAAAGAGGACATCACATGCCAAGTTACCACTATGATTAGTCACAACGAACTCTTACATCTAAGAATGCAGGCATCTATCAGGGACCACCATATCCCTGAGAGTGAATTGAAGTATATTGGTGAGATTGATGGAAGTCACACCTATTTGATTGACGAATCACATATCGTCAAAGTTGAAAACATTATTGATTTTGAAGAGGTAGATGAGTATACCGACAGTGACAGATTATGAAGTATATAAAACTTATCTAGGTATATCCAGACACTTCACTACTGAGTCGTATGACTACATGAAGTATCATGGTAAGGTTAGGTGTAGCTTGAATAGTTTCTACAAGAACAAACAAAGGTTCTGGTTTGAGAAACTATCAAGAAAATATAATGATCAAGAGATAAAGGAGTTGTTCGTTTCCAATTACGCTCTGTCTGATGACAACTCTAAGATCTGGATTGGTAACTTGGTAAGAGAAGGTGAAACTCTCTATCAAGAATGGAAAAAGAAACAACAGAGCATCACCTACATCTTCAGAGAAGAGACAACAAAACTCTTCGACAATCATAAACTCGATGAGGCACTTGATTGTTCTAAAGGACACCCTATCCTTCTGAAGAAACATCTGTGTAAGGAGATATCACTTGAAAATCTCATCATTTATGATAAAATATTAGGGTACAGGACAAACTTCGATAAGAAACTTACGGATCCGGTGTGGTTATCCGTAAGTTCTAAGATGAAGAAATATTCTTCGTTTCTAAATATCGATGTATTCAAATTCAAGAAAATACTTAAGGAGATTGTGTTACAATGACCGTATCGAACACTGAGGCCCTCGAAGGTCTGACCAAGCAACAACAAGAGTTGGAATCAGCTATCAATAAGTTGAGTGCTCAACTGGAGAGTGCAAAAACACAATACCTGAAAGTATCAGGAGCTGTTGATGTTCTTACACAAATTGAAGAATCTGCAGCTGCAGCTGAAGAAGGGACAGCTGAAGAGGTATAATTGATACATGGGCTAGCCAACCCCTTAAGCTACGGCAAACAGACCAAATACACACAATACATACACAATATGTCTTTTTCAAATCTTAAAAAGCAATCATCTCTTGGTTCTCTTACCGCTAAGTTGGTAAAAGAAGTAGAGAAACAGAATGGCGGTGGCGGCGGTGGTGCCGACGAACGTCTCTGGAAACCAGTAATGGATAAGAGTGGTAATGGTTATGCCGTTATTCGTTTCCTTCCCGCACCTGATGGAGAAGATCTCCCATGGGTGAAAATGTTCTCCCACGCCTTCCAAGGTAATGGTGGATGGTATATTGAGAACTCTCTAACTACTATCGGACAGAAAGACCCTCTGGGTGAACTGAACCGTGAACTGTGGAATACCGGTAATGAATCAGATAAGGAGACTGTTCGTAAGCAGAAACGCAAACTCTCCTTCTACGCAAACATCTATGTTGTAAAGGATCCTGCTAACCCTCAGAATGAAGGTAATGTCTTCCTCTACAAGTTTGGTAAGAAGATCTTTGACAAGATCATGGAAGCAATGCAACCTGAGTTTGAGGATGAGACCGCAATCAATCCTTTTGACTTCTGGCAGGGTGCTAACTTCAAACTGAAACTGAAGAAAGTTGCAGGTTACTGGAACTATGACTCTAGTGAGTTTGCTAGTGTAAGTCCTCTTCTTGATGATGATGACGCACTAGAAGCTGTATGGAAGAAAGAGTATTCTCTCCAAGCACTGGTAGCTCCTGACCAATTCAAGTCATACGATGACCTTAAGAAGCGTCTGGATATGGTTTTGGGTAACAAAGCACAAACTCGTCAAGCAGCACAAGAAACTGAATTTGATGGTTATGCGGCAACAGAACAGAAGCGAGTGTCGGAAGAAGATGTTCTTCGGAAACTTGAAGAGTCTGCACAAGCAGCAAAGTTTGTAGAGGAACCCTCCACTCCTAGTGGTTCAACTGAAGATGATGACCCAATGTCATACTTTGCAAAGTTGGCTGATAGTTGATATATTATTTCGACTTTTAGTTTCAAAAAAGGTCAATAAAAAATCCTGGTATTTTTTAGACCCCTTTACTTTTTTATGACCACCCTGATGGACACATCACGGGTGGTATTTTTTCGCCTACAATACTTTCAGCTACTAATCTTGCCAATTCTCTAAACTTACCAGTAGAGGTAAATGTCTTTCCGTAGTGTTGTTCCCATGCAACCATAGAACCCATTTCTACTAATGTTGCTGGACCCGGTGCTGCAACATTTAAAGTCATATTTGGTAAAAAGTCAGTATTTCTGTAATTACCCAATTCCTGGTTTTCGACGTAAAAAGCAAATAAGGCCTTATCTATCCTATCTGCTAGTTTTTTGTCTTCTATGTCTCCTGGTCTAACTCTTGTTAAAAACCCAACTCCACCTTTTCCTACTTCTGCATCAAAATGAAGAGGTATTATGATATTCCCCCTTAATGATTGACTTCTAATATAGATGTCATAATCTTGATAGTTACCAAAATCCTCAGGAGTTTTGATATCTACATCTACACCTAAACTCTCTAATTCTTGTTTTACTATTTCTGCAGCATCGTCTTGATGTTCTCTTTCTCTTCCATCGGCTCCAGTAGCCCTGGCGCCGTTGTATGTGTTGCCTCCCCTAGTATCGGGGATTCTCCACGTATTTTCTGGCTTCACATGATCCAGAACTATTACTACAGGGGGCGCTTCTATCATTCGTAAAGTCTAATGTTTTCACCTTTGACTACATCGAAATCAACAAATTGAGTACTTCCTTCTTTGTATGGCATGATTCTTTCCAAATCATTCAATACAACTGATACATATCTCTTATCTAACAAGTAGATATTTGATTTCTCATCTTGTATTCTCTCTTCATAGGTGATATTTGATATTGGGTCAGTTAGATTATTTACAATAACCTCTTGTCCCAAATTACTATCAAAAAAAGTAACACTAAAGTTCCATGGAACTTCTATGCCCTTTTCTATGATAATATCACCTTTGCTGTTGAGTATTTGTTGAGTTTCATAGTGATGTGTATTATATAGATTCTCATAAGACCCATACTTAGACAGGGTGTAGCTTTCAAATGATTGTTGTGTCATTGGCCACTCATTCTCAAGGTTAATGATATTGTTTGACAACATAACTAACCAATCAAGGTTGGAGTCACCATAAACCTCTTTGGCTATATTATCAGGTCTATCATTTGCATTGACCTTATACTTAGTGAAGTATGTGATATCCTGAAAGATATCCTCTCTAATCTTTGCTCTTTTGAATAGATTCTTAACTCTGACATAATCAGAGATATTCTTTGAACCAGGAAGACGACTCACATAGTCGAAATCTGGAACGTTTCTGAAATACTTTGGAAATGCCATGGTTAGTAACTCATACCTTCTTGTGATTCTTCGTGATCTTCAGCATATATTGGTTGAATTTCACCAAATGTTAGTGTTATATCATAACCAGTGAGACCACCATCATCATAAGTCATATATGAATTATCTGGTGTATAGTTCACATTGAAACTTCTAAGTGCACAGGGTTTAATCTTATTCATATATGGGTGATCTCCTCCAGTAACTCCATAAGTATATTTGATTGTGAATATGTTGGGTGTAAGGAGAAAGATATTACCAGTAGATCTTTTTGGTGCTGAGCTCTTTTTAAAAGATCTTATAATCTTTTTGATTACTTGGGATTCCTCTTGATTTCTTGGTCTAAGTTTAAAGTTATAGTTGAATGTTCTCATCTGAGGCCCTTCAAAGAGGAGTTCTAAGTTATTATTGACTACCTGACCAGTTTGCCTTGTAAGTAGATTGGCACCAACTGCTTGACCAGCAAAATAGGATTTTATAGCACTTAATGATCCTGGTTCATCATTAGCTACTACATTCATAAAATCTTTTGCATCACGAACTGCATCACCTAAAGCTTTTCCAATATCTCCATTAGAAAGGTTCTCTATAGCGTCAAATGCAAGTTGACCAGCAGCGGCTTGAAATGCATTTAATTTATCACCACCCCAATTAATAGCGTTTGATTCTTCGGCAGCAACAATAGGAAGTATGATTGTATCTACTGGATTTCCTAATCTATCTTCTGCATTTTGAGTAGTAAGTCCACCTCTTCCTGCTTCATACTCATAAGATTTGAATTCTACAAAGTCATAACCAAGTTCTGGTAATGCTCCAAGTGGATATCTGAGTGCCCCTACACCACCACTTAGAGAAGATGATGCTTTTGGACCTAAACTTTTTACTTCAAAGTTTACCTCATTGCTAGATTGTGAATTGAATGAATTCGTACTTGTAGTTCCACCTTGACTTGTGATGGATCTTTTTGTGGTTGGTTGAACCACTCCTGGAATCTTTTTAACAAAGAATGCATCTCTATTGTTATTTGATACTGTATTAGAGTTGTAATTACTTGCGTTGTTTAATACTGATGCCCTATCTTCATTGAATATCTTAAGTCCATTATTGAAAAACTCTTTCTTTACTTGAGCTTCTGTCAGTTCTGTTTGTATTCTTGATCCAATCTTTGCATTGTTATATAAACGAGTAAGAGAAGTTAAATCGTCTATAACCCATGAGTTGTCATCAGAAGATGCAAGTGTAACTCCTGATGTTGATTTTATGGTTGTCGAACCTGTAGAAGTATCAGTAAATTGATTTAGTGTGATACCATCCCAGACTCTGGTGGTTTTTACGACTGACATCAGGAGAATATTTTTAACTATTTAGTTTGATATTTTGATATGGGATGGATCTTAGATCACTTAGTTCGTTTGGATACACAGTATAGAACATACTTTGACATTCTTCCCACGTATATTGTCTTATTTTGCCCCAATGATAGTTTAATCCTGTAAATCCCCACTTATACACACCAGTACATGCAATCAGTGGATGAGCATCATATTCTAATCTATTTGTTTTGGCAGAATAGATGAATGTGTAGTATCTACCAGGAAGAGGAACTGGTTCAAAGGTATCACCAATCACCTCAAGAATTTCTAAGAATAACTCTTCAGGATCTTTGGTGACATTCAAACTATCGATTAGTCCGTCTGTTCTTTTGTTGTCGCTTCTTAGGTAATCTTCTTGTTCCTTCGTATTGTTTGATGCCAAGTTCATCCTCCGTGATTATCCTGAATTCGATGTGATTATCTTTTGCGAACTCTGTTGCTGCGGCCCACTTGGCCATATTCACCTTATATGTGTTTGCCTCATATAAGAATGACTTAGTTACTTTCTTACCAGGAACAGGTGGTTTGGTTTGTTTCTTTGGTTTGATTTCTATAAGTTGTTTCTTTACCTTCCCACTAGTATCACGATACTCCACAATGAAATCGGGATAATATCTGTGTGGTTTACCATCAACAGGAGAAATGTATTTAATAGAGAATTCCTCACTTGCCCACCTCAATACGTTCTCTCTTGTGTCACACCAATTGCAAAAAACCCTTTCCCATGATGAACGACAAATAATGTTATTTGGGTTCCCCATATACTTTTCGGGGTGTTGGGGTTTGAATATGGATTTTATACTTTGACCCATATACATAGTAATAGTAATCAGATTTATTTATAGATGGCTGGTCCATTCAGAACATCCGATTTAAAGAGTAGGATACTTAACCTTGCACAAACATCTGTATTTCAGGTTAAGATGCAGCCACCTGAAGCAGTGATGGCTCATATTAGAGATAATACCGATATCAATTACAATGAAGACGGAGAAGATATAGAACTACTTTGTAGTGATGCATCATTGCCAGGAACAAGTCTCTCAACTCATGAAATCACTGGTCAATATAGAGGTGTCAGAGAGAGAATGGCATACAGAAGAATGTATGATGCCACAACTGACTTTGTGTTTTATGTGGATCATGACTATGATGTCATTGAATTCTTTGATAGTTGGGTAGATTATATTAGTGGTGTAGGTGAAGGTCAGTATCTATCTAAGGATAATGCAAAATCATATGCTGCTAATTACAGGATGAATTATCCTAATAGTTACATGACAAATGTGAGTATTGCAAAGTTTGAAAAGGATGTATCTACTGATAAGAAAATATATGATGATGGTAATAAGTATTATATGAACTACACTTTTGTTCAGGCATTTCCTCTGAATATCATAAGTACTCCAGTATCTTATCAACAGAGTGATGTGTTGAGAGTAACAGTATCGATGGCTTATCAGAGATATGTAAGGGAGAAAATTAAGTTATAAATATTGACACTGAGGTTCTTTTAAGATATTATGCCTTTACCAAAAATTGCAACTCCAACATATGAGTTGGAATTGCCTTCTACTAAACAAGCAATCAAGTATAGACCTTTCTTGGTGAAAGAAGAGAAACTTCTTGTTTTAGCTTTAGAGAGCGAAGATAACAAACAAATTACAACAGCAATTAAGAGTGTTATTAAAAATTGCATCTCTACCAAAGGTATCAAGGTAGAAACGCTTCCAACATTTGATATTGAATTTCTGTTCTTGAACATCAGAGGTAAGTCTGTTGGTGAAGAAGTTGAAGTGAATATTACTGCACCTGATGATGGTGTTACTCCAATTCCTGTTACTATTAATCTTGATGAGATCAAAGTAACAGAGGATAAAGAACATACAAGGAAAATTAAGATTGATGATACTTTGATGATGGAAATGAAATATCCTTCATTGGATCAGTTTATTAGAAATAACTTCAATTTTGAGGAATCCAATAATATCGATCAATCATTTGAATTGATTGCTGGATGTATTGATAAGATTTACTCAGAAGATGAGGTATGGGCAGCAGCTGATTGTACCAAGAAAGAGATTATGGAATTCTTGGAACAGATGAACTCTATTCAATTCAAAGAGATTGAGAAGTTCTTTGATACTATGCCAAAACTTTCACACACAGTGAAAGTGATCAATCCTGTTACGAAAGTGAAGAGTGATGTTGTTCTTGAGGGTCTTTCAAGTTTTTTCGCATAGCCCTGATGCACATGGATCTTGAGAGCTACTTCCGCCTCAATTTTGCCTTGATGCAGTATCATAAATACTCATTGACAGAGATAGAAAATATGATGCCCTGGGAGAGAGATGTGTATGTTTCTCTCCTTCAGGCCCACCTTGAGGAAGAAGAACTGAAGAACAAAACAGGGGGCTAATGGCTAAGACCGTCTACGAAAGTACAGGTAAAAAACTTGTCGATGAGGATATCGATGAGATTATACTGCGCCTTCTTGGACTGGAAGATGTATATGACTTAGACTATGATGAGTATAAGTCACTTCTAAAAGAAGCAATGACAATTGGTAGGATGAATTCTACCAAGATGGCTTCTAGTGAGACAGAGAAACTCACTGATGAATATAAGAGAATCAAGAGAAAGGAAGGTAGATTTAAAGTTAAAGGGAAGAAGGTAAATACATCTTCCTTTGTAGATGAACAAACAAAGGGTGGCACATATAAACCAAAAGCAAGGAGTCTTCCTGGTGCAAGGTCATCACAATATAGACCCAAAACATCAGCTCAAAAGATGTTTGGTTTTGGTAGTGAAACAACTACCACAGAAGAGGTATCTGATAGTACAGAAGAGAGTGGTGTAAAATCTCTTCCACAAGGAAAGATACAAGGTAGTTCCATATCCAAAACCTTAGCTTCAATTGAAAGTACTCTTCAGTCAATCCTTTTAACTCTGACAAATCAGGAGAAGTCAAAGGATAAGGCTGATGAGAGTGCAAGGAAGAATGCAGAGAAAGAGAAGAAGAGAGAAACAGAAAAAGGAAATGAATCTAAGATACTCAATTCTCTTAAGGGTGTTGGTCAGAAGGTAATTGAACCATTTAAAGGTATTTTTGATGTTATTCTGAATTTCTTTAAGAATATTCTTCTTGGTGCATTAGCTGTAAAACTTTTAAAGATCATACAGGATCCTGGCAAGTTCTTCAGAGATTTAATTAATCCTGTTATTGATTTCTTCAATGGAATTATTGAAGGTGTATATGCATTTACTGTAGATCCAATCAATGGTCTTATTGATACAATCAATAATGCATTGAAAGGTTTAACTGATATAGTGAACAACCTTACCCCATGGGCTGGTGGTGAGAAGTCGGAATATCAACCGATACCAAATATTCCAACACCAACTATCCCTAGGTTAGAACCACCAGAAGAAAAAGAAGCCTCAGGTATGGCTGGTGGTGGTAAAGTTACCGGTGATACTGGTGAAAAGATATCTGGTATGGGACCAGATACACAGCTGGTTGCTCTACAGCCTGGTGAGGTTGTGATGAGTAAAAAGGCTGTAGATGCTTATGGTGCAAACAATCTCCTTGCAATGAATGCAGCTGCAGGTGGAACAAACAGACCATCAAAAGGTATTATTCCTGGTTACTCTGGTGGTGGTATTGTTGAGTATCTAACTGGTGATAGATCTCATAGTGGATACAGAGCTGATCATGGTGGTGGAAACTATCATGAACACATAGCATTTGGTTCAACAGCAGAAAGAGATTCTGCAATGAATTATCTCCAATCGAAGGGAATTCATATTGGTAGTATCAATACTGGAAAACATGCACCAGGATCATATCATTATGTTGATAGAGCGTTTGATGTTCCTCTTTATCCGAATCTACAGAAATTTGATTTATCTGATGATAGAAAAGGAGAAGAAGCATTTAGTGCTAAAGTTAGAAAGATGCTAGTTGAAGGTGGATTCACCGGATCTGGTATAGGAGATGGTGCCTCAGCTTCTGTTAAACCAAAAGAACAAAAGGTTCCTGGAAGTGGGGGTGGAAGTAAAGGAAGATGGGCACCTATTCTTGATTTGATTGCTGAAGGTGAATCAGATACATCTGGTGGTTATGATGCTATGAATCCAAGTAGAGATACGAAAGCAGAAGGCAATCCAATCACTCAGATGACTATGAAGGAAGTGAGAGAGATGGCTATGAAGTCATCTGGAACAGGTGCAGCCGGTAGATATCAGATTATGCCAGCGTATAATGGCACAAATGTATTCAAAAAACTAGTTCAGGATGCTGGTCTCAACTATGAGAAGGATTTATTCTCTCCTGCAAACCAAGATAAGATGGCCATTCATCGTCTGGAAAAAACAAGACGTGGTAATGATTGGTTGAGAGGAGAGATGTCAGATGAGGAATTTGCTAAACAACTATCTTTTGAATGGGCAGCATTGAAGAATAAAGGTGGTGGTGCTTATGATGGTGATGGTAGAAACAAAGCTAGTATTGGTTATGGTAGAGTTATTGATGCATTAGGTAAAGTGAAGAGTGGTGCTGGAAGTTCCAGTAGCAGTAGTAGTGGTAGCAGCAGTAGGTCTACAGGATCTACAGAAAGTAAACCACGTAAACCAGTGAAAATGAATCGTCACTGGAATGAGACAAGGATTGGTCCTAATAAAGGACAAGGAAGACCCGGTGTTCCTCCTCCTCCGCGTCGTAGAAGAAGAGGTAAGTCATCGGATATGACTTCTGGGAAAGGAAGTGGTTCTGCTTCATCAGCAACTGGAAATTCACAATCTGTGAGAAAAGCATTCTCTGCTATAGATACATATAATCCAGACCTTTTAGTTGTAAAATCAATCTATAACATTGTAGGATAATGGCAATTATTACCGCATTAGTTACTGCAACAAGGGTACTTGCCAGTCAAGGTGTAAAGAAAGCTGCAGTGTCAGGAGCAAAGGGACTTGCAAAGAGGAAAGTAAAAAACTTTGTTACTGGTAAAGGTAAGAAAAAGACGAAACCTGGTGTATCACAAAGAAAGGGTAAAGGTGAGAGTAG